ATTTTAGCCAACCAGATGGAATTTCTTTATTTGCCCAAAGTATTCCATGTTTGTCACAAAAATCAGCGTATGTTGTTTTACTACCCTTTCTAATTTTGCCGTTAGGGTTTTGAAAAACTATTCGTATGTCTAATTCTGGGTGTTGTTTCTTAATTAATAAATGTTTCTTACGATCTTCTAATACCCACCTACCTTTTGTTTCTACTAATATACCGTTTGGTAGGGTAAAATCTACAGTATATTTATGATTAGTTTCAGGTTTAATATAATCTATAACTGTAGTTTCGTATTTAAATTTGGTTTTTGATTCTGTTAATTGATCTGCAACTTTGTGTTCAAATCCTGACCGGTATCCATGCTTGATTGCATTTGATCTGGCTTTACTTATTCTTCTTGCCATTTATATAATCCCTTATTCTGTATGTAATATAACCTAAAATTGGTGTACCGTAAATTATTGTTAATAGACTTGGGTGCGGTTCACCACAAATACCCAATATATGTCTAAGCCATTCTGTCATTTAATTATTATGTATCAAATCTTACTTCAATTGTTGTATCGTAACCGTCATCTTTTCTTAGTGGTCGAGATAATTTACCAACGGCTAAAAGTCTTGCTGAGTCATCATATAAACCTATAGTTGTAATGTACGGATCCCAATCTGTATCTGTAATAAAAGATGCAACAGCACTTTCTCTTTTTCCTTCTGCAGATTGTTTTAATATAGATGGATTCATTGTAAAATTAAATTCTCCTCGTTTTATTTCTGCAGTATAAGAATTTTCCATTATGTCAAAACTATTTTTAAATGAAGCAGTACAGTTTTGAGCAATATTTTTATATGATTCAGATGGATGAGTTATTGTAACTATTCCATGTTCATGCATTACGTTTCCTACAAACGGGGTACCATTAGGATTGGTGTGTAAAAAATCTCTTTGGTCAGAAGTTAATGCCTTATCAAATAATCTTATTTCATCTAAATTACCTGAAATTGGTCTCATAAATTCACGAGCCATTTTTCTAACAGGATTACTTGTTCCAGGGTTAATTTGATATAACCCATCAGTCGTCATTTCGTATTCGCCTGACCATGTCATTCTAGTAGCTACTCCAAAATAAATATCATCAGAATTTTGAGGATTTCCTTTATCAGGAGAAGGCATGGATTGTTGTAATACATTATCCATATATAATTCTAAGTTTGAACCAGTTTTTTGAAATATAATATGCTTAAAGTCATTACCGCTTCCGCCATCTGTAAATAGTATAGATGAACTTAATTGGTAAAGGTTGTGGCCATCGCTTCTTCTAGCAAGTATTTGTCCTGGGCGTCCAATATTACCGTCTGTAGCCGTCATTGAAGATGTTAAATTGGACAGGCTTGACGATGGAGTAAAAGAAAATAATGGTCCAGTTTGACTACCACTTGTTACAACTGGCGTAATACCGTGATTTGTTGCCCTTATACTTAATGTTATACTATTATTGGTTGCTGTAGAAGATCGCGGTAGTTTTGGGAAATGTGGATAGACAACAGTGTTTCCTACAGATGACGTCATGGCTAATTCTTTTTGGTCTCCAGTAAGCCAACCAAATGTTTGAGCAGGAGATTCTGATGTAGGAAGCTTTGCGTTTGTAGTGGAAAATCCTGAAGGACCTTTTTGAAAATGAGTGTCTATTTGAAACACGCTAAATGATGGATGGGCGCTTATTGCTTCAAAAGACCTAGATGCTACATTAAAATAATCGTAAGCACCCATTATTTTTGTGGTTGTTCCGTGATGGACGTGTTCTGCGCCTAAATCTATTTTAGTTGTACTTGCCGTCGCAAATGTACCTAAATCTGGAACTGTTGAAGATCCACTACTCCAGTAAAATACGTGTTTTTCATGTTGTCCTTCGTCAACTTTTTCAGATGGAGCATATGAATGTGAAGGCCTGCTTGAAAGAATAAAATAACTTCCAGTATATTGTATTGGAACAGGAACTCCGCTTTGTCCAAAACCATTATTAGCATTAGTATCGTCTGTTTCAGGAGTTGCACTAACCCCATAATTATTAAGAACGTTTAAAGCTGCGCCAATTGTTTGCATGTTTGTGTGGCCCGGGCCATTATTAGAGCTACCTAAATGTGAAAAATCTCCAGCAACAGATGATGTTAAATTAATTTCTGTGTCGTACGTGTTTCCACCTGGTCTGTGGGGTTGGTGACTAGCACTTATTCTTAGAGCAGTAATGTTACCTGGAGCAGCTGCCCCTATTTCTAAACCTGCGTTTATTACATCGCAAATAGCAGCGGCTATTTTTGTTCCAGACTCAGTTACATGTCCGTGAAGAGATATTGAAGGATATGTTGCTACACTAGCAGAAGTTATTGTAAAACCAACCCTTGTACCAAAAACGTCTTTTAAAACAAATTTTGCAGATTCTGAAGGTTGTATAAGTATTTTTCCTTGTTGGATATTTTCTACCCTATGGTTAAGATTACCGTTACCTGTACCTGTATAGGCAGTTTGGCCAAAAGTTTTTGTGCCATGGGTTCCTGAAAGATCAAACCTAGTGTATTTGTCTGTTTGTGCAGATGCAGACGAATCTGATAAATATACAAATTCATTACCAGCCGTTGCATTGAAATTGCCACCTGGAACTGCATTATCTAGTTTTTCAACGATTCCATTATATGTAAATATTAGTCTAGTATAACTAGAGGCCGCTCCTCCATCGTGATTTACAGTAATCATTCCTATTTTATCACGGTAGTTTCCATGAGAAGAACTTGCATTAATGTGATTTTTTACCGCAATACCAGTGTGAAAATTTGAAGAACCTGTAGGTACATATATTACATCTGCAGTGTTTACACCTTGTTTCCAATTTCCAGAAGTAGATCCTCCCGAACCAAAACTACCAGTAAGTACAATATTTACCATTGCTGAGGAGGTATGACCGATTGCAAAACTTGCCGAGTGAACACTTGCTGAGTGCGCTTGTAGCAAATAGTTATTCATATAAAGGCCTAAAGAAGCAGATGCTCCAGGTGTTGTTCCATTTATACATGCCGACTGTATTCTAAACAATTGTCTGGCAGCTCCTTGAGTATAATTTTGTTGTTGAAATTGTATTGTTGCTTGCTCGTGAACTCCAGCTTCTTGATTGTACATTACCAAATCAAATGGAAATTTACTTTTTTGAAAGCCGCTTTCTATGGTTGCGTCAGGATGGTATCCTTGACCTGAAGTTAATATATAATTAAATAATCCGTTAGTATTAGACTGTGTAGGAGGCAGATCTGCCCATAAAGATATTGCAAAATCTTCGTCTTGCCTAAAATCTATATTTTGATGTTTTTTTGCTCTAAAAAAACTATGCTTTGTTGAATCGTATAGGTTTCCTGTTTGACCGGTAAGCATTGCACCTGATCCGTGTTTACTTTCAGAGTGTATAAATACTGTATTTCCTCTAGTGTCTGTTTGGTATCTTGATCCATCTTTTATTGAAACAAAAAAACTTGGGCAATGACCAGTAATATCGTCTTGGTGGTAAGGGTATAATTCGTTAAAGCCCCAATATCCAACCAAACTTCCGGTAAGAGATTTATAAATTGAAAGGCCGCTTTTTCCACCAGACCAAGTCATTGAATTTACGTCATACAAGTTACCAAATCCATCTTCTCTAAGTTCAACAGTGCCGCTTAATATTTTAAATGATGGATTATCTGGGTCAAAATTAACATCGTTTTCTTGTATTTTATCACCAAATAATTGTTGAGGTATAGATATTATTTGTGCTTGACCGTTTAATTCTCTATATTCATTTCTAGTTGGTTCTACACAAAATGATTTATCTAAATTAACGTTTATTGCATGTGAACCATTATAATATAAATGGGCCAGAGAATTGTGAAGACTTCGTTTAAATTTCCCGTTTGAAGTGGTAGCTTCGGTATAAGTTATTCCAGCAATAGATCCAGTTAAGAATTGTTCGTGCCTTAAAAACCTACCTGTTTCAGAGTCTAATAAAAAGGCATTTACATGACTTGACTCGTACCCAAATACTTGATAGTTTTCGAATCCTTCTTGAGAACCAGAAAAGTTTTCAATATTTACAGTGTACTGTTTATGAGCAGTATATTTTGTTTGGACAATGTTGTCCTTTCTAAACTTCTTAAATGTTGTAGACATGCCATCACTAACCTAGTATTCCAGTTTTACCCTAATTAAAGCTTCTCTATTATATGTTTTAAGTAAAGGCTTGCTTAATTTTGCGACAGCCAATAACTCGTTGTTATCATTATACATACCAACAGTTGTTATATAGACCTTAGGATCTTTAAAAAATGTTGGATGAGTAAATGTTCCTTGAGAACCTGAGGTAAACGTTGGGTTATTACTAAAGTTATATTCGTTATTATTAATTCTAATAAAGTAATGAGATGCGTGAACAGTCTCCTTGTTTCTTGCTGCAAAGTGTCCGGCATTTGAAAGTGCTTGGTAAAAATTAACCGGGTTAGGATTATGAACACTTATAGGGTCAGCACAATAAACGTATGATTGAGAATTTATAGTTAATCCTACTTCTCCATCTATACCAACACTATCTAATATTAATACGCCGTTGTCTGGATAAAATAACCCATATTCGGTGTATGGGGTTGTTCCAGCGGGTCCATTGGCTATTGTACCACTTACAATTTTATATACTTTTCCAGCTTCCGTTACTGAACCATCAGATACAGAAGAATCATCTATTAGCTTTATTTTTGTTTCTTGAGTAGTACCACCAAAAGCTAAACCTGCTCCATAAGTACCAGATATATGAAGCTCCCAATTTGCTGGATCTACTTTTTCTTTAAATCTATTTCTTTGAATATTTATTGCGTGAAATTGTTCTAAGTCTGCATTTAAAGACCCAGATCTATTTGTTAATGTAAAAGCAGTATCATTTGGTGAAAGTAATAGGTTTGAATATTGAGAGTATATTGCTTTAGTTGGACCAAATCCAACAGTTGCGTACTGCGGTTGTTGAGACCCAGACCCTTTTGTATGTCCATATGCCACAGAAAATTGAGATTCTCTATCAGCGTTTGCCGATATGTCTTCTCTATAAACATCTAAATAATATTCTCCTGAACTAGCGCTTTGTATTGACGATGAATGAAACTCGCCACTAGCCATAATACCATCTTGATTTGACCACATAGCTGCAGTTATAGTATCCGTGTCTGCGCTTTCTACTATGTCTCCTCCAGAAAATCTTTTATATACCGGTTGAAGAACTACCCTAGTAGGTCTTCGTCTTACTTGTCTAATTCTAGGAAGGTCTCTTTTTCTGCCGACTCTTTCTATTTGATTTCTTCTTGGTGATCGACTAAATCTGTCGCTATATTTTACCATGTTTTATCCTCTTAGTATACTGCTCGTTCTAAAATATTAGAGCTTAAGTTTTCTTTATTAACCGTTAACGATATTGTTTGTACTCCACCTGTTTCGTTACCAATAATAGTTATTGTTGCAGTTTTAGTTTCAATTGGTTGAGGTTTTGCAACAACTTGGAATCTTCTTCCAACAACAGAAACAGACTTAGTAGAGTCACCTGCAAAATCAGCAACTGTTGGATTAAATCTTGCGTCTATTTCTCCTCCTGGAGCAACATTAAGATATGCAACATCAGTATCAGATAAAATTGCTGTATATCCATAAGTATTATTTCCACCAGCAAAATTAACGGTTGTAGGAGTAATTACTGATTCTTGGCCACCAACAGTTAGAGTAATTGCTGAAGGTTGTACTGATAATACAGGCATTCTAGCTACATTTTTAGGTAATGTTACAAGTTTATATTTCATAACTTGAGTTTCATCAGGCACAGCTTCAACCAAAGGTAAAGCTTCAATAGCTTGACCATAATAATTAGTACCTAATGCATGGTTTACATCCCATAAATTATAATCTATTTCATCATCAGCTAATGCAAATTGTGTTATGTTAAAAAACTCAGAACCTTGTGCTAAAAGCTCTCTTCCTTTTTTTGTTAGTATTGCGTCTACAGTTATTGTTGTTTTGTCTAAATATCCCATTTGTAATTTCTCCTTACATTTTTACTCGTATATAAATATATCTTTTCGATAAAATTAGTTAGTTACTGAAACCTAGTTTACCTAAACCTACCTGTCCTAGGACTAGGTCTAGCTGATACTCGCCCAGATCCTCTTAATGGCCTGGTTCTCACCAATTCTCTATCTCCTGATCCATCGCCTGATGTTAGTACTCTTCCATCTCCGCCTTCTTCAGCTGCTACATATTTGTATGGACTAATTTCATTAAATTCAACAACAGGACCTCCATCAACTGTTTGAGAAGATTCCATATTAAAATCAGAGCCTACTATTTTACACCCATTATAATATACATTTTTTATAGCCGTTGCTTTATAGTCTTGGAATTCTGCAGACTCTGTTAAAGGGTGAGATGGTAAGGCTTGTCCATTTAAGTTCGAACCAAAATAATCATCTGTTCTATTTGATAATATATGGCTTTCAGGTATTGGTCGACCTAAAGATCTACTAAAGGCTGTTGCAAAATAATATAATTGTTTTTTTCTTTCGAATGATTTTCTAGAGCTTCCAATAAATGGAATATTAAACTCACTAGTATATTTTCGGTTTAATCCCCATTTGTTGTATCCATCGGTTACATTCGGATTAGAAGATGCTGTATAATTATCTAATGTTCCAGCACCTTCAAATATTCCAGGTAATAGTGGGTGGTTGGATTGGCCTCCAGTTAAATATGGTGCGTCGAAATAACTTGTGATAGGTACCGTTTGAATAGATCCAGTTCTTACAAATTTATATTTATCGTTTACTATTGTATTTTGGTGTGGTGGGGTATTAATTATTGTACCAACAGAATTTCTTTCCCAATAATTATTCCAAACTCGAGCACCATTATTACCAGTTGAATTTGCATTAGATAAATCAACAGTAGTATAAATGTATCTAGAGCCTTCATATCTGTGATCGTACAAGTGTGTATAGTCCATTCCACCTTCTAGTTCTCCAACAGTAGTATTTAATAACGCCAAGGCCTTATCTTTGTTTGACAATGGAGAGTACGCTTTATTTATTTGTTTATTAAGATGAGAAGGAGTTAACATTTGACCGCCTTCTCTACCTTTTCTAGATGTATCTGTTTCAGCAATTCCTCTATAAGATTCGCTAAAATAAGACCCAACTTCTGTGGTGTTTCCACTGGCAGATTGTATTCTTAGATTTAACGACCCGCCTATAGAAGTTTCTTGAAATTCATTTGTGGCTTTATCTTTAAAATCATAACCAACAATACTTGTACTAGGTCTAGTTCTAACTTTTGGTCTTTCTAATCCATGAGGTTTAACTAATAAACCTACTTGAGCATTTGCTCTTGCCGGCAATAATTGACGAACCGTTCTAAATAAAGAATCGTCAAAATATTTTAATATATATAAAAAATCAAAAAATGAAGGATTGCCAGTATATTTTTTAAAATAGCTTTCCCTTAAGTTTTTTAGAGGTGTATATGATTTTTTAAATTCATCACTTGGCGATCCTACAAAGTTATCATATTGGAATGGTCCAAATTCATGGGCAATATCTAGTTCTATTTCGTCTTGTGGAGAAAAATAAACTCCTAATCTATTTTCGTCTGTTGGATTTTTGTCTGCTGAACTAAATTCTTTTTTTGCATCATGAGAAAGATTTCCTCTAAGAGCATTATCTTCTATTCTAATTTTTTCAGAATATGGAGATGGCCCTATATTTTTAGGGCTTAGTGTATAGTGTCTTTCTTCAAATTCTTCGTATTGAGCAATTCCAGAGTTAGTAAAGTTTCTAAACGTTGCATTTGAATATATTTTATTTACAGTTGCTCCAGTAGAATCTATCAATTTAAACCTATGATTATTATTTGAAAGAGCTGTGGATTCTGGATGAGATGAAGATACTATAGATCCGTTAGAGAAGTCTACCCTATTAAGGTCACACCCTAATGGCCATCTTCCAAGCAATTCTGTAAAAGAACTTGTTTCATTTGTTGTGTTTGCTATTGTTCGAGGTGCACCAACATGATAATTAAAGTATGATTCAGTTAAATTATTATGGTATACTCTCCACTCTTGCATAGATCCAGAAAACGTTTTAGTATTAGCCAATGAGCTGAATGAATTTCCTAACGTTGCAGTCCAAGTAGCAGAACCTTGATCTCCACCTAAAAATTGTCTCAATGTACTTGCAGTTTCTGCTGTAGGATAATTGTCTGAAGCGTCTGAACCAGATATTGATTTACCCCAGGCAGAATTTAATACTCTACCATGGTTTGTTGTTCCATCTGTAATATAGCTTGCGCTTAACTGGTGAGACATTCTACCAAACTGACTAAAATCTCCTTGTTTTTTACAAAATAGTTCATATGTTAAATTTTGGCCGTGATGACTATTTATATTAACAGACTCAGTAAAAGCATAAGCCTCATTAAGTTTACCTGCGTCATATCTAGTTAAAGCAATATTCCAATAATCTCCATCAAAAATTGGAGCATATTTTGTTGAAGAAGTAATAGTTGTTTGTCCGTGACTTCCACTTAATGCAAAAACTATTCTACCATATGGACTATCTGTTGGAGCAGAAGGATTCATAGATCTAGTGTGTTCAGCTATAATAGATAAACTACCACTATTCGTGTTCCATAAAACTGTATTATGTTTTAGTTTGGAGTTGGCCTTTTTTCCTTGGTGAGATAGATCTGGTATTTTAAATCTAAATTCCACTGTATCAGGGTATCTATCAGGACCTCTTTCAGAAACTGCAACGGCCCAAGGAGCATCAAGATAGGATCCCCCTGTTCCAGAGTGACTTTCTATTCTTAAACCATAATTATATCTATCATATATTACCTTTGAATGTCTATTAGGTAGTTTTTGAGGACCACCATATTCATAAATTCTAAGTATTGTTGAAGGTAATCCGTACATAGAAGTAATTGCTCGTATACTTCTTTCAGATCCTTTTGTTTTATAAACATATGGTAAATTATTTAATATTCTTTTCCAAAGTTCTTTTGTGATTTCTTCCTTAGAAAAAGATTGACTAGCTTGAGTATTATTTGCATATGTAACAGATTGACTAAAGTCAGCAGTATAATTTGTAGATGTAGCTCCGTAACTTCCAGAAGAATCTGTTCCCATAGCATACGTCCATAATTCGTCAAAGTCAAATCCTTGATGAGGGTACCAACCAAAAGACTCTAATACTGGCTGTACTAAATCTTTAGACAATCCTTCAAATAGTGGGTTTTCTCTATCATGTATTTGGGTCAACTCTTTAACATAGTGGTAAATATAATCAAAGTGTTGAGACACCATATCAATATATGTTAAAAATTGTAGATTGTTTTCATCTTCGGCAATGTGAGAAGGAATTAATTTTCTTAAACTATTTTCATTTTCTGTATCAAAAATAGACGCAGAATATATTGCACCCGTTCTATAATATAATTCTTCTCCTGAGTCTAAGCTACCAAACCATTGTTTTGCTTGGTTAGAATTTACCGATGCAAGTGTATATGGCTCAGTTGAATTTGTTTTTGGCCAAGTAAATGGCCAGTAATCTCCGTAATTAGATGATTGGTGAGAGGCAGACTCATAATATAAATGTTGCTCAAGTTCGTCAAAAGTGCTTATTACATTAGATTTTAAATTTGTAAATTTAGTTAAGTTGTTTTTGTAATACACAGAGCTTGATGCAGCTGTTCCAGATAGACCAGTTAAATTTGTCGAAACTGAAGCAATTGCTTTATCATAAGATTCTATCTGTTGTAATTTATACTTAAAATTTTCCAATCTTTCGGTTGCGCTACCAAAATGGATTAAATTAGAAAAGTCTGTCCCAATTATATTAAAATTAAAATTTATTTTTGCATCGCCTAGACTTCCAGTTCTTCTAGATATTCTATCTAATATTTTATTTCTAACTGTTGGCTGTGTACTAACTAAATCATCTATGGTTTTCCAGCCAGTTGGAGCTGGAGTATCATATTTTAAATCTAATGTAAAATCTGCAGGCGCCAGTAAATTTGGTCGTTCTGCTGGAGGAGTATATTCAACTAGTATAGGTTCAGTTATAGATTCTATTACAGCTTTTACTATCCAAAGTTCATCTTTTTCTTCAATATTGTTGGGTAAAGGCTCATATAATTTTACAACCAATGAATGAGGTGATTCTGGATATGCTTTATAATCTACTAGCCAATTAACGGCCAATAAAGCTTTATTTTCTCCAAAATTTAATCTAATGTCTCTAAAAAAATCTACTTCTACATCAACTAAATCTGGATTTTGATCTCTACGACCAAAGGCCAAAAATTCTTCTGCTAAAAAATTGTTTTCTGGGTCAGATGGTCGCAATCTTATTTCAGTACGGCTATTTGATATTTCATCAACAATTAACGTTGTTGTATTATTACCAACAATATTTCTAAAAAAATTGTATTGTATATTAAATCTACCAGACCTGTAGCCTAAATTTCGTATATCATTATGTATATCTAATTTAATAGTTGGAGATTGATTTTTAGTATCTTCTTGATTAACAGACCAATTAGAAACATTGTATGCACTTTCAATTACATTGTCACCGCTTAATACGTGCAATTCAACATAGTCATCAAATAAACCTGTACCAAAATTAGTAAATATTGGCCTACTCTTTATAAGCTTAATGTCTTTAGGATCGTATGTATTTATTCTTGTAGCCATATATACTCTAGAGCTCCTGATCTTTATATGTTATTTTATCTACCTCGTTGGTTCCTTGAAAGTCAAAACCTGTTGATGATTTGTGAGAGTTAAATTCATCAACGCTATTAAACTTAATGGTTGGTTTTCCTGATTCTATAAAGAATATATAAGAGGTAGAGTCTTGATAATACTTTCCAATTGCCCTAGATCTAGATTTATTTGCACTAGACTGAGCTATTGAACTAGCTTTAGAAATTAATGTTTTAGCTTGATTTGTTGACTTAGGTAAATCTTTGCCTTTATAAAAGTTTGGTTCTTGATTAGATTCTACCCATTGATTTCCGTTCCATTCGGCTAAAAACCATCGACCATCTTCTGGGTCAAAATCAAAGTAATCATCAAATTGACTAAATTGTTCATCGTGGTCAACATCTCTAACAAGCGCTCCAGTTGGTAAACTATTTTCGTCTAACTCCCGTAATAATCCTCCAAGAGGGTTTAAAAATAATGTTTTGCTAAAAACTCTACCTTTTTCGTTAGAAACTTCACAAGTATATCTACCGCGCTGTTGTAGTTGTACATTATATAATCGCAATACAGGAGAATTTCCAATAACTGAACCGTTTGCAGATCCTATACCGTCTGCAGTAAATCTCCAAGTGTATGTTAATCCTTCATCAATACGTTGTCCGTCATCATCTATAAAACTATAAGCGTCAACCCAAAATGCTACGTTATTATTTGAAGGCAATTGATAACTTGTTTCCCCTATTTCAGGTAAAGTCTGTATAGTATAACCATCACTCCTAGTACCGTCTAATAATCCATATCCTGGATAACATTGTACTCCTATAATAGTTGGAGCTTTATTTGGGCCGTCTAATGGCTTAGGTTGTATTGCTAGTTCAGAAATTTCAGTGTCAACTATTCTTTTAAAATTTGCGTTTTCAAATACAAATCTAGCATTGGCAACTATCATGTTTTCATCGAGCTCATCGCTTTCTTCTGTAGAAATTATTACTCCTGTGGTTGTTCTGTTTACTTTTTCAGTCGGTATTTGTATATTTCCGTCTTCATCTCCTTCGTCTGATGCTATTCTATTTTTATTTGCGGGTTTTACAGATATTGAACCAAGTGAATAGTCAAAATCTGATCTAAATTCATATTCTGACCTAGATTCTTTTAATGCCTCTATTTTAGTAGATCTTGCAAACGGTGTATATGTTTCTTCTATAACTTCAAATCTGTCGTCTGTATTTGGTTTTTTCCTGACTATTTTTCTAGGCGCGTACTTATTTCCTCTAGGCAGTATTGGGCTAGTTGGAAATTTTGGTTTTCTTCCTTTACTGGCATTTGACCTTTTAGGACTGGTGCTCCTTTTATTTGATTTACTATACGCCATTATTTAGACACCTTAAAAATATAGTCATTATCAAATATAGATTGGCTAGTCGGGTATTCATATTCTCCCCCTACGGTTTTGAATACAAATTTATATCTTCTTTCTGGATAGAATTGGTCCATCCAAAGATTAAAATAATTTCCACTATTATCTGAGCTAAGCCTCGTTCCTGGATTATCAAACGGTATAACTACTTCATCTGTCACGTAATCTCTAACAGAATAAAAAGATTGAGAAGGTAATCGATTGTTTGTTAGCGCAGCAGAAACTGTATCGTATGTTTTAGCAGGAAATTTTTCTCTTACTACTAAATTAAATCTTTCTCTAGAGTTTCGCTCGTATGCGTGTTTCATATTTTTAATATCAACAATACTTTCAGTTTGAACAGTATCTAAAACGTTTAATGCTCCTGTTACTAAATCTTCTCTCCAAATTACTTCTAATTTAGGTTGATATACTGTATGTGTATCAGTAGAAAAAAACTGTAGACTACCGTAAGGTTTTCCATTTCTTTCTTCATCAGCAGAACCACCATGGGACCCGCTTCTAAGAATTATAAATCCATCTTGTTTATATGTGCCATCAAACCATGAATTAACTATATCAGTAACATCTATTCTTAGGTCCGTTGTTTCGTAATTAAAAGATTGGGTGGCTGTAGCAATAGAAGTATACCAGTTTCCACCACCAACAGTTGTTGAATAAGATCCTGTAGATCCTGCAGCAAGTTGACTTCCACTTGGCCATTCTGTGCCAGCGTAGTTTTTACCATCTTTAAACGTCCAACTAGCTCCTTCTTTAAGTTGTGTTATATCTCCATCAAATGTTCTAGATATTCGTCTACCTTTACCCATTAGCCAAGATCCACTTACTGGAAAGACTTGTATTCCATATTGATAATCTATTGAAGAAGCTTGTAGTGTATATAAATTTAGCATGTATTTTGGTGATGCCATGCCTACATAAGAACTAATCACTCCTGTCGACACAGATTGAGATACATTATCTAAATCAAAATCAATCAATATTCTACTATTAAATGTATTTGCTGTATTAGAAGCCGAAACAATTTTTGATATTTCTAATACTTCGTCTATTCCTGTATTCATACTAGAAGTCGACTCATATATCGTTGTATCTCGGTTTGCTTTTATTGAGTATATCATGTTTTATCTCCTAGTAGCTTACAACCCTACCTCTAATATCTTTATCCGGGTATTTTACCTCGAATATTGCTGGATCTTGAGATGGATATATTATTTTGTTTTTTGTTGCTGCTGGAATATCATAAAAGTTTCCAGAATATCCTGAAGATCTATCAAACTTACAGTGAAATTGTAAATCTATTACAGTTTGTACACCTTCTATTTTATCTAATTCTGTTGCAACATTTCCAGTAAATATTGGTTCATTAAATTGCCATTTATCTATGTCAAATATTTCTTTAAGTTTAAAAATACATCTTGCTAAAACTTCTTTTCCTTGATAACCTGGAAGAGGAACTATTGAAAAGTCTATTCCTATGTTTATAATAAAACCATCTTTGATATTAATGGCGTCAGTCAACATTCTAAATTTACTTAAATAGTTTCTTAAATTTTCTTTAGTGACAATATTTAAATCAGATAATTGCTTACTTGAATTGTATCCTAGCACGTAGCAATTGATGGCTAATGGGTTATCTATTGTTCCAGCGGTTTTTGGATTTTCCTGCTCATCTTGTATTAAATATGCTTTAGATACATTTCCAAATCTAGGCGGTAAAGAATATATTCTAGCTAAAAAATCTTCTCTAGTTACGGCTCTATTTTGAGCAGCAAAAAAAGCTATTGCGTTTTGCCTAATTTCTTCATTGGTTTCAGCAGATTTTCCGCCTTTAGCTGGCCTAGGATTATTTGCAGCGACTGAACCTTTTACAAAGTTTATTGTTTGTGTTGTTAATCCATCTTCATCTAAAGAAAAAGATATTGTTTCAATGTCGGTTAGCGTTCCTGCTCTTACATTTGACGATACTCCTCCTCCAACTAAATATTTTACAGTTAAATCGGTATTTGCAGGAGCTTGTCCATATGCTCTAGTAAACATCGTATTTGATGGATCCCATGCATTATCAATCTGAGAAACGTTTCCATATGGCAAAGCTAATCCAACATTATCAGGGTTTGGAACTATTAATTCATCTGCTTGTCCTGAGTTTCCAGCACCAAACAAAATTTCTGTTTTCATATCTGGTCTAACGTTAGTAACAAATCTTCTAGCTGTTCTCCTAAGTTTAAGTAGGTACGGGGTTTGATCTTTGAATTGAGATAATTCTTCGTCTTGAAGGGCCGTGTTTTGTACTTCTACAAAGGCTGTTTCTTGCGCTAAATAGTCTACTTCATGGTATTTATTTCCATCAGTATCGTTTATACGTAATATTTCTATAACGTTTTCGTCCAATAAAAGTCTTTTATCAAATTTTACAGGACTTTCAAAGGTAAATGAGGCTTCTTTTTCTTGTCCAGATTTTGCATACACAGATTTTTTAAGTAAAAAACTTTCAGGATTACCATTAGAATCTATTTTATAAATTGATATGTCCGTTGGGTCCAAAGAACTGCTAAATGTAAAATCTATGGGCTGAGTTGTAAAAAAGCTAATATTTCCTTGCGTTGGCGCGTTAACAACCATTCCTTCGTCTATAACTGGAGCGTAATTAAAATTAGGGCGAACATTTTCTCCTGAGCCTAGTGGTGGTAGTAATAAAAATATATCTAATTCTACTGTGGCAGCTACTGTTGGCTTAACTTTGTAACCTAATCCTTTTGCTATTTGAACTAAATTACTTTTTTCCTGGGCCTCTGTTATTAAGCTTTCTCTTAATTGATTATCTATATAATAAGAAAGAACATCTCCAACGTAAGACGCCATTTCTATAAAAATCATTGATGGAGATGACTCGTTAAAATCATTAAAAATATCTGGAAAATAAGTTTTAGAAAAATCTATAAGCTTATCCCTATATTGTGTAAAGTCTTTATTTAAATAACGTAAATCTTTTTTTGCTGTTTGTAATGCCATATTAGTCTGCCTTAATTTCTAATACAATGGTTCTTTCGTCTAAAGTATTATTT